AGGCCGTTCACGCTGGTGCTTGTTAGCTCATCCTTCTGCACCTGATACAACGACGGACGATCCGCGGGCGAGAGCTGTGATGGATCCTGCCAGCGCCGGCTGACCGTTTTGAACGGACCAGCCGGCGTGAGGAGCGCGCCCTGCAACGCGGAGAACAGCGCGGAATAAATTTGCTCGCGGGGGAAAATCATTCCGACACCTGAACTTGCTGGATTGCCTGCTCAAGCAGATCAGGCAATGCCTTTTGCAGATCATTGATTGCCGGACGGAGGTACGGTCGCGGCTTGATGTAAGGTCGATGCCCGGTTCTCTTCTTGAATGGCCCTTTGCGTCCGGCAAAGCCGCCATATTCGTGGATGCGGGCGTATGGCAGTTCTGATCCGATGCTGACGGTCACGCTATCGCCGTTGATTTTGGTTTCAATCGATTGCAGGACGGAATTCAGCAGGTTGCCGCTGCGCGAGGTCAGCAAGTCACTGGAACTACCTTTGCTCGCTGATCCCGCAAAATACTTCGGCACTGCAGTCTGCAAGGATTGATAGACGAGTGGCTGGAGCGCCTTATAAACCTCAGCGACCACGCGAGGCGCGAGACCGGCAAGCCGCTGCTGAAGCTGCTGGACGGCTGAATCGTCAATTTGCACGCTAATCACAGCGCTAACCTCCGGTACTGACTGAAGATGGCCATGGAACGCGGCGGAACATCGCCCATATCGAACGAAACATTTACCTGGCCGCTCATGCTGTTGGATTTTTCGCCGATGCGAACGCGCTGGCGATAGGTCAAGGCAAAGGCCTCAATCGCTGCCTGCTTCAGATCGAGCGGCACACTGGGATAGCCGGCCGAATACGAAAGCTGAACATTCTGCACGCCACGGCAGAAACGAAAGCCGCGCAGCAGGATGCGCCGGCCATCCCACAGATAGCCTGCGGTTGTAGAAGTGGTTGCCGCCTGAATCGGAACGCCATCTATACTGACGCTGCTCACAGAAATGATAGGAAAATTGCGCGGAAGCAGCCGATCCGAATCATTTCCGTCATAGTTTTCCGTCAACGGACCAAGCACCGACGACAAGATGTGCGGGCGATCAATGTATTGCAAAACTTGCAGGCTCGCATTGGTGATAAGGCTTTGCAGGGTGACATCATCGTTATTGCCCTGGTTGGGCAGCCATGATTTCAGTTCTGCAACAGTGCAAAGATCGTCAGGAGCAGCAGCCATCGGTGACCTCCAAAAAGAGAAGCAGTTTCGCAACTACAGATATGGTTTGTGAAAAGAGAAAGGCAGTCTGGGCAGAGGGACCTCAGACTGCCTTTCTTCTCCTTCAAGCCTGCTGGTTGGCAGGCGAGGAGCATCAGCGGCGATTCGCGGCAATCAAGCCGCCGATGAATCGTTTATCCGTTGGCCACGTTGGCAATCACGCCAAGCGAGAACGGTGCGCGGCAGACGAGGACTTCATCGGCATACACGCCATAAACATACTGGCGAGAAACGACGGGCCACTCGATCTGGTAATAGTCGCGGCGGCAGCGGACAAAAGAAACGTTGTCCACGCCGGAAAGCGGATAAGGAATTTCCGAGCTGTTGAAGAAGATAGTGCCCGGAGCAAGATTGGGATGGATGCGGATATCCAGGAACTGCTGTGTGAACTTGTTCCAGTACTTGGCAATACTGGCGCCGCCCAGCAGAGCGGGCTTGTCGTCTTCTGATCCTGTGCCGCCCGGCAAAGTGAAGCGGAATAGCGGCACGCCACCGGAAGCAACGATCTTCTTATTGATGTTGCGCGCTTCCTGCGAGTTCACCCAGATTTCAGTTGGGCTAAGGCGCTTGTTGTCCCAGAACCATTGCAAAGCCGTGTCGATCTCCACGATGCCATTTGCCTGATCAGCAGTGAGAGTGTTGCCATCGAGCGAGGTAAAGTAACCGGCATTGGACTTCAATGCTTGCGTGAGAAAACCATCGAAGACCAAAGTGTTGGCCGAGCCATCTGTGGCCGAACCCGCCGCATTGGCCGCCTGCGTGCCTGCGCTGGGAGCGTTGATGGTGACCTTGTTCACAGTGGTGATGGCGTTCAAAAGGGCCGTGGCAGCGCTGGTACCAATGAACCAGGCATAACCGGCTGCGCCCTTGACCGCAGGCACCGTGGCAATGACCGTCTGGTTACCGCTGGTGGTAGCGGCGACCGAAGAGGCAGCGCTGATGATGCTGACACCTGCGCCGTACTGCGTGGTGGTGCCATCAATATTGACGCGGGTGACCTGGCCGAACGGCACACCGGAAGCCACCGTGGAGTTGGCCAGCGCACGAGGCGTGAGCGCGGCAACGAAGACCAGCAAGTTCTGGGGCTGCGGCAGAGTTCCGCCGCTAGCTACCTGCACCGATGGAGCCACAGGCGTCCCTAGCGGCATGGAAGCATTGCCGTTGAGAATTACGTTCTCTTCGCCGATCATGACCGCGCGTAGCAATGACTGGACAAGCGTGGCTTTGTTATCGAACTCCTTGCCACCCGACCAGACAGCTTCCCAGTCGATGGAAGCCTCCAATCCGAGACCAGCGTAGGACGCGACGTAATCCTGCTCTGTCACGGCCATTTCCGCCGAGCGCCGGCCCGGAGCAACACCGAGTTCGAAACCCGATGTGTTGACGCCGGTGATCGCCTTCCAGCGCGTGGCCAGATCGCCACGATCGCTGAGCTGGCGCGGGAGGCGGTTGCGCAACGGCGTGATGACCGGATAAAGCTGAAGCGCCGGTCCACGCAGGTCAAAGGCGTTTAAGTTGCCAGCCACGCCGCTGATTGTGGCCTGGCTGATGGTGGTTTTGTTCAAGGAGGACATGTCCGCCTTGTTGAGCAGATCAAACGTCTGCTGACTGAGATCGCCAAACATTTTTCTAGTCCTTTTCTCCGCTGGAGAATTGCGGTTTTGAGATGAATTCAGTACCTCAGCGTCTAAACCCGGGTAAATGCCGGGAATAACCGCAGGCACAAATGCCTGCTCCACTCCGAGCCTAGACAACACGAAGCGGGTGGTCGCGAGCGGCTTAGCGTAGGTATGTGGAAGCCGGCTGCGGCTTTTGCAGCGTACGTTTGAGCAGCTCATGGACGTTGGGTTCGCCGGCAGACTTGGCCAGAGCGGGACGTGCATCATCCTCCTTGGTCACGGTCTGTGTGGGCACACCGGTTCGAGCCACTCGCGCCGAGGAATCCTGCGGCGAAACAAGTTTTTCCACGAGAGACAGGAGATTACTCAGCGAACGCTGGATCTCCTGGTTATTGCTCTCCATTTCGCTGCGCAAGCCGGCCACTTCCTGCTCCATTTCAGCCAGCTTGGCGAGCGCAGATGCGGAGCCGGCCCGTGCCTTTTCCAATTGCGCTTTGTCATTTGCTTCCAGCATTGTGCTTTGATCTCCTGTCTTTGCTCCGGTGCGTGAATCGCCCGGGATTTTTTTCATGCCTGAGGTAGTCGCGCGCGTGGCCGCATCGTCGCTATCAAGAAGCGCGTCCATGTGTGTGGAGGCCTCTTCATGGCTTTGCGCCATCTTGTCCATGCAAGTCTTGATCGCATCAAGATGCGCCAAGGTAGCTTTGGAATGGCGTGCACCGACCTTTATTGCCTGTTGGGTGCCAGATGCGGCCGTAAATTTCCGGACTTCGCAGGTGCCATCGACCTTGACTGCGGTAAAGTGCGCGCCTGGGACGCATGGGTTATCGACTACGCTGATCTCCACAGGGTTCGCAGTGAAGCGGACATACTCGCCATCCTTCCAGGCTTTTACATATGCGCCCCCGATAGAAAAACCGGTGTACACGCCCAGCATGCATTTCTGCCAAGCGACGCTGTCAACAATTCTGGCTCCGACGCGGATTTGCTTCAGGTCATCATCAAACGCGATAGCAACGAGCTTGCCGACGGCGCTGGGTTCGTGCATCTCGCGAACGTTGCCAAGGCTCTTGCCATCAGTGGCTTTGGAAATCTCCTCGCTCCAAAGCTTGAAATACGGCTTGGACGAGTCGTAATCGAAGATTTCGCCTTCTTTGTCGACGGTCTCTGCAGTGGCGACGCCCCAAACTTCGTGTTTTGACTCGTCGATCTTGGCGATCTGGGCGAAGAGGTTCATGGATTTCATATTGGCTCCAAAGAGAAAAGCAGCCGATGGGCTGCCTGGGTGGAAGTAATGCAATGACTTTTAATGTCGCTCAGTGTCTCTCAAGATGACAAGGATTGAGAGTCCGTCGATTAAACTTGTTCTGACAATCCCGAGTCTCGCGGACTGACTTTGAGATCAAGAGGAAAAGCACCTCGCGTGGTGATCACAGCGTTGCCAACCCCGATGGGATGCTTGCCCAGGCTTTCGCGGACTTCGTCGATAGAGAGCACGCCAGCGCGGACATAAATGTCGTCAATCTTTGCCTGGTCGAGGGCATTCAAAGTGCGATCCTGTTCCCAGACAAACTCGATATCGCTAAAGCCAAAATAGCGATTGACGATGAGATTGATGATGTCTGCCAGGTAGCCAAGGATGGGCACAAGACCTTCCGCAGCGGCCTGCTCCACGCTGGTCTCAGCCGTAGCGCGGTTCATGACGCTGACGAACTGCTGCGGCGAGAGGCCGAAGGCGTAACAGACAATGCGGGTGATCCATTCGTCGAGCGCATCTTTCAACATGGGATCGCGCGTGAACTGGAGATTACCGCATTCTGGGACAAAGGTGATGCGACGGCGACGAGCGGAGTTTCCGGCCAAA